CAAACGCTGCACAGCCTACCGCGCCAAGTGCAGGCTGGTTTGCGCGCAGGCGGTGAACATTTAGCCCAAGCCGTGCATTTTGATTTATTGCGCGATATGTTGCGCTGGCAAGGTTTGCGTGTGCAAATGCAGGCTGCTTTATGGCTGATTGAAGCGCACGGCAGCAGCATGACCGCCCCCGAATTGATGCACATCAACCGCCGTTTGCGCCAAAACTTGCACGATGAAATCGCCCGTTTGCGCTCGTGGCTGCAAACCATGCAAGCCCTGCACAATGCGCCTTATTTGGCAACATATCAACGCTGCGAAGCCTTGATAGAACAAATGCGCCAATGTGCAGGCTGCTTAAACCGCTTGATGATTGCCGCGATTAACCAAAAACCGCCATTAGTGGTACGCCCTGCGCCTTTGAGTGGCACGGTGCAACAAATCGCGTTTGCTTTTTATGGCGATTTCAATCGCAGCGATGAATTAACGCGCTTAAATCCGCAGATAACGCACCCGAATTTTATTGTTAAAGGGCAGTTGATGAACGGATATAGCACTTGACGTGCAGGCTGCCACAAGGAAACCACATGACTGCTTTATCCTATCAAAACACCATTGCCGTACGCATTGGCGGACAAGAACACCGCGACTGGCAAAGCTACGACATAGACAGCGATTTTCTCATCCCAGCAGACGGCTTTGATTTTGAACTGGGCGTCTCATCGCTGCAAAACGAAATCCCCAATATGGCAGGCGAGCGTTGCGAAGTCGTGATTAACGGCGAAACCGTGCTAACAGGCATCATCGGCAGCCAACGCCACGACAAAAGCAAAGGTAGCCGCAACCTACGCTTAACAGGGCGCGATTTAGCGTGTTTGCTGGTCGATTGCTCCGCACCGCAGTTAAACGTCAAAGGCATGACGGTGTTAGCCGCGATTAAAAAACTAGTCGAGCCGTGGTCAAAATATATTGCCAAAGTGGCACTCAAAGCCGAAAGCAATCCAACTTTGGACAAAATCGACATCGAGCCGTCCGAAACCGTGTGGCAAGCGGCAACGCATATTGCCAATTCGGTTGGGCTGCATATTTGGCTGGAAGCAGACGGTACGTTGATTGTGGGCGGTGCAGATTATTCATCGCCGCCTGTTGCCACGCTGTGTTGGAGCAGAAACGATGCACGGCGCAATATAGAAAGTTTGACGATTGAACGCAGCAGCGACAACCGTTATTCGGAAGTAACCTTTCTCGCCCAATCGCACGGACGCAGCGGCAACAGCGGTAAACACGATTTGAAGTGGGTGTACAAAGACCCGAACATGACTTTGCACAAGCCCAAAACAGTGGTAGTTGCCGATGCCGATAATCTGGAAAACCTAAAACGTCAAGCGAAAAAGCAATTATCCGACTGGCAGCTGGAAGGCTTGACGATTACGATTAGCGTGGGCGACCACAAAACCCAAAGCGGCAAGCTGTGGCAAGCAGGGCAGCGCGTGCATTTGATTGACGAAGAAGAAGGCATAGACGCGATATTTTTTATTATGGGCAGACGCTTTACTCTGTCGCGCATGGGCGGCACACACACCGAATTGCGTTTAAAAGAAGACGGCGTGTGGACACCCGATGCCTATCCCAAAAAAGCCGCCCACGCCCGAAAACGAACAGGCAAAAAGAAAACTGCGCACGGCAAGAATCAAAATCAGGAGTTAGAAAGCAAATGATGTAGTCGCGACCTGCGAATCTACTCCCTCTCCCACAAGAGAGATTATGATTGATTAAGCGTGTTGGGTCTCAACCTACCAAAGGAAAACACCATGTCATTAGTCAAAATGGTCAAACAAAGCAAAGCAACGGCACAAGCCGTATCAGACGGTATTCGCCAAGCCTTTCGCGGCAAACTCAAATTAACCCAATCGGGCGAGCCGATTCAGCGTACCCAAGTGGCAGGGCTGGACGGCGAAACGCTGCAAGACGTGGAGCAGTTGCAGCAATTTGGCTTTACCAGCCACGCGCCTGCCGATAGCGATGTGATTGTTGTGCCTTTGGGTGGCGACACATCGCACGGCATTGTGATTGCCTGCGAACACGGCGATTTGCGCGTAAAACAGCTACAAAGTGGCGAAGTGGCAATTTACGACCAAGCGGGCAGCAGCATTGTGTTAAAACAAGGCAAAATCATAGAAATTGTGTGCGATACGCTCAACATCAACGCCAGCCAAAAAGTGCAGATTAACAGCCCATTGGTGGAAACCAGCCAAGTTTTGACTGCACAAGGGCAAATCAACGGCAATGGCGGTATGGCGATTGCAGGAGGCAGCGGCGCAACGGTTTCAGGCAGCCTGCACACAACGGGCGATGTAACTGCTGGCGGTGTATCGTTGCAAGGGCATATACACTCGGGCGACAGCGGTGGCACAACGGGCGCGGCGCAGTAAAAAAGCAGCCTGAGACCTTTGCAAAACCCCAGATTTGAGTGCAGTTCAAAGTGATAGCATCGCAGAACGCGCAGATAATATTGAAATATTTTCAAGCGTTCGAGAAGCGCATCACGAAGAAATGCGCCAAAGATGGGGTTTTGCAAAGGTCTCAGCCTGCACTTTAGAATCCATCCAAGTGCAGGCTGCTTTCTTTTCGGCACGAAACCTTGCCACTCTCTGCCCTACGCGCCAATCGGCATAATTCGCAATATGGATAAAGAACTCAACCCCATCACAGGCGACTACACGGGCAGCACCATCAATCATCTGCAAAACGCGGTGTATATCCGCTTGACCACACCATTGGGTAGCTGGTGGGCAGACCCGAGCATTGGCTCACTGCTGCATTTGTTGCAACGCGAAAAAGACGTGGAGCGCATTGCCCAGCTTGCCGAGCAATATGCCAGCGAAGCCTTGCAGCCGATTGTGGACAGCGGACGCGCCAGCAGCATTGCGGTTTTGACCACGCAACCGCACAACGGCACTTTGGTGCTGCATATTCGAGTGCAAACGGCGCAGGCTGCTTTTGATTACAACCATCGTGTGCCGATTGTTTAGTCTGTTTTAACCCCATTCAAACGCGATTTAAACCATGTTTAATCTTCCCACTTTTGACGAAATCCGCAACGCAATTTTGCGCGATACGCAATCGCTAGACCCAACGGCAGACATCAGCCCCGATTCCGACCATTTTGTCCACGCGTCTCGTCTTGCCGCGTGCGCCAGCGGTCAATATGCCCATCAGGCTTGGTTGGTGCGCCAAATTTTCCCCGACACGGCAGACACGGCGTATTTGGAACGTCATGCTGCGCTGCGCGGTATCACACGCAAAAACGCGACATTAGCAAGCGGTGTGGCAACGGTGCAAGGCGTGGCGGATTCTGTGGTGCTAGCTGGTTTGCAAATCAAACAAGGCGAGCGGTTTTTTACTACGCAGCAAACGGTGCGAATTGGCAGCAGCGGTGTGGCAAAAGTAAACGTGGTGGCAAGCGAAGCGGGTTCGACAAGCAATGTGGCGCAAGCAGCTGGGCAGTTTATGGCTGCCCCTGCTGGCGTGCAAAGCGAATGCGTGGTCAGCACCCAAGGCGGTGTCGATGCAGAAAGCGATGCGTCATTGCTTGACCGCTTGCTCGAACGCTTGCGCCGTCCGCCTGCTGGTGGCAATCAATACGACTACAAAAACTGGGCATTGAGCGTGGACGGCGTAACCAACGCCTTTGTTTATCCTTTGCGGCGTGGTTTAGGCACGGTGGACATTGCGATTGTGTCGGGCAACGATTTGCCCAGCGATTCCGTTATCCGCCAAACGCAAGATTATATTGATTCCGTGCGCCCCGTTACCGCCAAAAACGTGCGCGTGTTCGCCCCCGATGCGGTGGCGATAGATGTGCAAGTGCAGCTTAAATTAGACGGAAGCACCACGCTGGATAAGGCAACGGCAGAAGTGCAGGCTGCTTTGCAAGCCTATTTTGCCACGCTTGCCCCTGCCGATGATTTGATTGTGTCGCAAATCCAAACCGCGATTAGCAACGTGCAAGGCGTGATAGACCGCGTGTTGCTGCTGCCTGTTGCCAACCGAGTCGCCCAAACGCAAACGGCAATGGAATGGTTTAGATTGGGTCGCGTGAACGTGAGCGCGTTGCCATGAAGCCATTGAGTTTGCAAGACACGCTGATTGGCTTGCTGCCGCCTGTGTCGTATGCGCCAAACGGCGAGCGCATTGTACGCCAAGCCAAAATAGACGCGCGTGCGCTGGGCAATGTGCAAAACCGCGCTGCCGAAGCACTCAACGCCATGCAGCCCAATCGTGCAGGCGATTTGTTGAGCGACTGGGAGCGCGTGTTGGGTTTGGACGGCGCAGGAAAAAGCTACGCCAACCGATTGAGCGATGTTCTCATCAAAATCAACGCCATTGGCGGTTTGAGCATTTCTTATTTTATCGATTTAGCACGCGCCGCTGGCTACACGATTACGATTAGCGAGCCGCAACCCTTTCGCGCAGGCATCAACCGCACAGGCGATAGATTGGCACGCGAAGATATTATGTGGGTGTGGGTGGTTAATGTGCAAAGCCAAAGCCAAACCGTGTATCGCTTTCGGGCAGGCAGCAGCGCAGCAGGCGAGCGATTGAGCAGCTATGGCGATGGCGTGATTGAAACGATTTTCAACGATTTAAAACCAGCCCACACCGCAGTGTGGTTTAGTTATAGTGAATTCACTTCAAACTAGTACAGCGTTACCAACGCCCTTATGTACCACGCGTACATGGCGGTCGTTGTCGCCTTGTCCTAGTTTGAATTGAATCCACTATATTTGGAGCAATAAAAATGCAAGCGATTGACACCCAAGACAACGAATTTCACGACGGCAACGGCACCACCGAGCTAGGCACGATTTTGCCTGCATGGTGGCTAAACCAAGTCCAAGCCGAGCTGCTTGCCGTGATTACAGGCGCAGGCATCGCGCCCAAGCGAAACGAGCGCAACCAGTTGCAGGCTGCTTTGCGGCAAATGATTACACAAGCCAAGCCAGCCGATGCCAGCGGCACAACAAAAGGCATTGTCATGCTCTCGGCTTCTACCAGCAGCACCGCAACCGACAAAGCTGCGACACCCAGTGCCGTCAAAGCCGCGTATGACCTTGCTGCTAGTAAAGTCAGTTTAACTGCCAACCAAGCCATTGCAGGCAGCAAAACATTCATCAATCCCATTATTGTTGGCGAAACAAGTAGTTGGGAAAAAATGAGATTCAACGTCAAAGGCGGACACTGGCAACTTGAATTTAATCCTGCTGGCATAGACGGTAAATCTTTGAATTTTCTGTTTACTTCGTCCGAAAAGAATCCGCAACAAACACGCATTCGCTTTCCAACCGTTACCAAGCATCAAAACGTCGCCTATGAAAGTTGGGTGGAGGGCGCGATTAACAAAGTTGTGGGACGTTTTGCCGCCAGTAACCACACTCACACATGGGCAAGCATCACAGGCAAGCCAGCCACGTTTGCCCCAGCAGCGCACACCCACACCGAATATCTACCCAAAACAGGCGGAACGATTGATGGAAATTTAAAAATTCAAGGTCATTCAGATAATTGGTATGGCAGTTGGATAAACAATACCAATGCTTTGGGCAGTGTTTTTTCACATTTAGAAACAGGCGGCATCACTCGTGCAGGGATTGAAACTTCCCACGAAGGCAACGGTAGCTGGCGCATCGCTTTGATGGGAACAGCACAAGGCGATATCAACCAAGACCGCCACGAACAATTAATGACAGTTGGCGCAGCAAGCGTTTGGACAAAAGCCTATGGCAGCCTGCACGATTACTTCACGCGCCGTAATGAGTTCACCGTTCAAACCACAGATAACGGCTATACCCGATTACCCAATGGCTTAATTTTGCAATGGGGTAGTTTCTATTACAACGATTTGGGCGATTGGAATAATACCTTTGATATCGCCTATCCCATTGCATTTCCAAACAAAGTATTGTCGGTTGTCGCATGTGGTGCAGGCTATCAAGGCACGCCAACCAACGCCGCCACTTTGCGTAATCACAATTTCACAGCCTATGTACGAGAAATGTATACAGGTGCAGAGGCTGGCGGAGTACGCTGGTTTGCAATCGGTTTTTAAAGGAGATAATAAATGAGTATTTATTTTGATTACGGCGTACAAACATTTTTTGACGACACCATTCACGAAACCGTACCTCAAACCGCGCAAACCATTACTGCCGAGCAGCACCAAGCCTTTTTAAATGCATTAAATCAAGGCGCGTACATTACCCAAGATTTGCAAATTGTACCGCGCCCAAGTACCGCGCACGTTTGGCAGAACGGTAAATGGCNCTGGCGGAGTACGCTGGTTTGCAATCGGTTTTTAAAGGAGATAATAAATGAGTATTTATTTTGATTACGGCGTACAAACATTTTTTGACGACACCATTCACGAAACCGTACCTCAAACCGCGCAAACCATTACTGCCGAGCAGCACCAAGCCTTTTTAAATGCATTAAATCAAGGCGCGTACATTACCCAAGATTTGCAAATTGTACCGCGCCCAAGTACCGCGCACGTTTGGCAGAACGGTAAATGGCGTATATAGCTGCTATTCCAGTTCAATCCGAGACGGCGGTGTGCGCTTCAAAGTCATGCCCTTGCCGCCTGACAAGTGGGATTTAATCCGCGTGGATTTGCCTGAGCAGCGCATACATGAGTTTTACGCTCAAACCAAAGGCGCAAAGTACGATTGGGCTGGCTGTTTGGGGATTGCCTTACCTGCCTTGCACCAAAACGTGAAAAAATGGTTTTGCAGTGAATGGTGTGCAGGCTGCTTGGATTATGACCAGCCTGCGCGGTTTAGTCCGAATGGTTTGGCGAAGTATCTTTCAGACTGCCCAAAATAGCAAAAACCCTGTCTGAAACACAGACAGGGTAGACAAAGCAAAAACGGCTGCGTGGCGGTGTAGCGAGCACCGTTCCCACGCCAGCCTAACACTGTATAAATAAGGATACTCGTATGACTCCCACTTTTCCTATTATTCCTTGGATGGGCGGTAAACGCCGTTTAGCAAAACATTTGTTGCCCAAATTCCCAGAACACCAATGCTATGTAGAACTCTTTGCAGGCGGTGCAGCCTTATTCTTTATGCGTGAACAACGCGCCNCAAAAACGGCTGCGTGGCGGTGTAGCGAGCACCGTTCCCACGCCAGCCTAACACTGTATAAATAAGGATACTCGTATGACTCCCACTTTTCCTATTATTCCTTGGATGGGCGGTAAACGCCGTTTAGCAAAACATTTGTTGCCCAAATTCCCAGAACACCAATGCTATGTAGAACTCTTTGCAGGCGGTGCAGCCTTATTCTTTATGCGTGAACAACGCGCCCAATGCGAAGTACTGAATGATATTGATGGTCAGCTTATCAACCTCTATCGCGTGGTACAACACCACTTTGATGAATTTGCTCGACAATTTAACTACACGTTAAGCAGCCGAGAAGTGTTTACACACCTGCACGCTACGCCACCCGAATTGCTGACTGATATTCAACGTGCAGCACGGTTCTTTTATTTGCAGCAAAATGCCTTTGGCGGCAGAACAACGGGTCAAATATTTGGTACAGAGACGACAAAAAAAGCATGGAATGCAACGCAAATTGCCGAAAAATTGCAGGCTGCACGACAACGACTAGGTGGTGTATTCATTGAAAATGAATCATGGCAACGCTGCATCAAACGCTACGACCGACCGCATACTTTCTTTTACGCCGACCCACCGTACTGGCAAACCACAGGTTACGAGCATGTATTTGATTGGACGGAATACGAACAGCTTGCTCAAACGATGCGAACCATGCAAGGTAAGATGATGTTGAGTATTAATGACCACCCCGATATTCGCGCATTGTTTGCCGAGTTTAATATTACAGAATTGCAGCTAGCTTATTCTGTGGGGCGCAAAACAGAAAGCCGCATACAGCGTGGTGAGTTGGTCATTTGTAACTACTGA